TTTCTTATTTTTCTAGCTTCTGGTTTACCCAGATAACCATAACCCTCTCTCAATTGTTTGTGTTTCTCATCAGAACCACCTTCAAGATAATTATCTAGGTCACTAATCAGTTCATCAATCTCTTTTCTTGATGAACTTTCAAGAAACTCTTCAACATCTTTTTTTGATGACTTACTAAGTACTAGGTAGTCATACATGTTGAGCATGTACTTTCCATTAAATGCATAATCGATTGTGTGCTCAATGATATCATAGAGATCTTGGTTGTCCATCAAACAATATTATTTTCCTTCAGGTATTTAACAGTTTCTGTACATCCACCAAGATGAGTTCCGTCATCAGGGCCCTCAACATTCAATATAACTTGAGGAAATGTAGAACCCTTACCAAACTTAGAATAAAACTCCTCTCTTGTGTAGTCTCTACCAAGTTTAAGGACTACATGTTTCTGTTCTGTAAGTTGTAGAACCTGTTGGACTTTAGTACAGAAAGGACAACCATCCTTAGAATAAATTGTGTATGTCATACTTCGTAAGGGTGTTGAGGTTTGTGTTCTCTATCCATAGGTTGAGAAGGTGTCCATGGGTCTCGTGAAAGATTTTTAATAACAATAAATGCTTCTTTATTACACTTACGAGTCCCAATAGGTGATTGCCATTTCTTATTATAGACTTCGCCCACATCAATACCAGAAACTTGAGTCCCTGCCATTTCAACTACAATATTGTCACCTGCTTCCCATCCGTACTTTTGGACAAGAGAAGCAACTTGTTCATAAACAGATGGAGTATCTAGTACTCGATCTTCAGCTTCTAGGTTTCCGATCATCATAGTGCCTCATATACAAGTTTGTCTGCCTGTTCAGGACCAAAAATACCCAACTTACGACGTTTTTCTTGTGCCTTGGTATGAACAAGAACCGCAGATGTTACAGGAGGTGCAACTGCAAGTGTCAGACCAAAGTCAACCAGTGAGATTGGTGCTGCAAGCAATGCAACACCTGTTGCTGCAAGAGTAGGAATCCAGTTGTTTGTTTTTACCGAATAAACAACAGAAACAACAGGTGGAACAGTGAACATATGAAGTAACCAAGAGACTCCAATACGGACTCGTGCTTGTTTGGCATCATCCACTTTGGTTTTAATCTCAATATACTCAGAGTATTCCATAAAAAAAGGGAGGCTTTGAACTCCCTTAACTATAACAGGTTTTAGTAGTATTTGTCAAACCATGTGACAGTCATTATACTGACACCACTTCTCCAATGACCCAAGACCTCATACCAAATGGAGTATCAGCAATCAAGCTCTGAGTTAATGTTGCAACCTCTTGTGGCACCACCAAACAGAATCCAATGCCCATATTAAATACATTTCTCATCTCATCATCAGAAATATTACCTGCATTCTGAATAATCTCAAATATATCTGGGACATCCCATGCTCCATAGTCCACATCAACAGTCAGACCCTTTGGAAGACACCTAGGAAGGTTTTCAGGTAGTCCTCCACCTGTAATATGAGCCATGCCTAGGATAGGAACCTCATCCAATAGGTGCTGGATTAAACGGGCATAGATGGTAGTCGGTATCAGAAGCTCTGGCATGTACTTATATGAGATAAAATCTCTAGACAGCATATCATTAATAAGAGTATATCCATTACTATGGAATCCACTACTCTCAATACCAATGACTACATCACCAGGTCTGATGTTACTACCATCAACGATATCATTCTTCTCTACAATACCAGTACAGAAACCAGCAAGGTCATAGTCAGTTGCTCTAAAGTGTTCGGCAGTCTCACCACCTAGAAGATACATTCCAGAAATAAGACAACCATCAATCACACCTTGAATGATATCATTGACGTTACCATCCAATTTTTTAGTGGAGATATAGTCTAAAAAATATAATGGTTTAGCACCAGAACATATAACGTCATTGACGCACATAGCAACGAGATCCTGACCAATAGTGGTGTAATCATTAGCAATCCTACAGATATTAATTTTAGTTCCGACACCATCAGCACCAGATACTAGTACAGGTTGTTCATACTCTGGTGGAATTTGTATCATACCATTAAATCCTCCAAGGTTAGGTACTTTCTTTTTGAGTTCTTCTACAAACTCTCTACCCTTTTCAATGTCAACACCAGAAGTTTTATAGTCCATCAGTCTCTTCCTAAACGAATGTATAAAGTAATCAATGATTGTGAGATTAGATCACAAGAATATGTAAATCCTTTCTTGTCCTCTTCATCCCAATACACTCTTTGATTTTTAAGAATTGCAGAGAACTCTTTGATCTTAGTTCTCATCTCTTCCTTTGTCAACTTATCCAACGATTTCACCTCTGGCAATTTGTTCACGACGTTTTAGTTTCCATACGATGTAATCCATTGTTGGGATACACATGGGGTTCCAACCAACAAAGGTTGTTGACTCTCCACTTGGTATCTTCCAACACTCAGCATCATCATTCTCAAGGTCTAGTGATTTACGATACTCATCCTCACCAAACATAACAACTGCTCGCTCTGCTTGGTTCAAACTTCTAAAGCAGTCGAAACCATTATTTCTAATCTCATCAGGGACGTGGTGTTTCATTGTTAAACTCTCCAAGTGCGTTCCAGTAATCCAATATTGAATCCAAACTTATAGACACTAAACAAAATAGAAATTAGATTGCCCATACCAGATTGGATTTGAAGAAAAGGCCAAACAGGATACTCATACCAATGTGCTGATGCTTGAAAAAGTGCCCATCGTTTGGTGAATAATACTTGGACATACCAATCTTGTCCAAAATCACAATCACGGGTGAACTTAATTAGTTTCATGTTTCATATCCGTAATACTTCTCGTTATAGTATGGGTTGGAGTTAAGGAAGGATTTAATATACTCTTCTTGAGTTTGTTTCTTTGGGGGTATGTAGTACATATCTAACCATCCTTTATTGATGAGATCAAAGAAACTTGGTTCCCACGATGCTAATGAGTTTAATGAATCAAACCTTTCACTGATTGCTAACCACCAAGTATCATACCAGTCTCCACCAAATCTAAAACGGATCTTATCAAGTTGTTCTTCTTTCATTCTAATACAAATTCAACTTCTTCATCAAGTGCCCAAGAATCTTCACCCTCAAGATACTGCTCTAACTTATCCACCAGTTCTGGCGGGAAATCATCAATGAACATCCCCCAAGTTCCTGTATTTTCATCATCACCGTCAGGTTCCCAAGTTGAATACTTAATATCATTTTGATATTCATAAAAAAGAAAGTCAAATATGTTAGATTGATCTTCTTGAGTTTGACAGTAGATTTTAAGATTGTTCATTGGATTGCAAGTGGTTGTAGTCGGTCAAGAATATAACGATAGGCAGGAACGATATCTCCTTCGTCCTTTCTGAATAGATCTTTATCAAATCTTTCATCACTACCAATCTTCCAGAGTCTCATACTATCAGGACTAATCTCATCGGCAAGTAGTAACTCACCATGAGCAGTATAACCATATTCAATCTTGAAGTCAACCAAATCAATACCCATAATGTAGAACATCTGACGAAGGCAATCATTTATCCTTAGTGTCATCTCAACAAAAGGTTCTGGATCATATCCCATCAAACGCACACGGTCTAGTGTTAAGAGAGGATCATGTTTGGTATCATCTTTCAAAAAGAACTCAACAATAGGATGCGGTAGTGGACAACCTTCCTTGAGAGTTGTCTCACGAACAATAGATCCAGCAGCACGATTCCTACAAATAACTTCCAGTGGAACTATATCTACCTTCTTACATATCATCTTGTTAGCACCAACCATATTGATATAATGAGTTGGGATAAGTTCTTTGGAAAGTTTCTCAAAGATGATAGATGAGATGCTACAGCAGAGGGATCCTTTTCCTAAAGGATGATCCTCCTTCTCTCCATTACCAGCAGTCACCTTATCATGATACTCAATGATGACACGATCAGCATCGTCACCAGCGTATACAGTTTTGACCTTGCCTTCAATAATTACTTTCATTAATCCTCCTGCTTGTATGTAATAGTAATCTGATTGTATACTTCATCTCGGTTGTCACTATTATATACACGACATCGTTTTACATCAGCATTCAATAGTTTCTCAATATTATTGAGTTGCCATTCAGCAGCATACTTCTTGAACCCATCGTCCATCCAACTCTTATTGGATCCTGGTGTGTTAAATTCTTCCATCATTCAATACCTGGTGGGAAAGTTTCAATCTCAGTCAATTCATAGTCCCAATCTTCCATGACTGTATTGGCAAGGAATCTATCAGATAGCATTTCAAGTTCCTTCTCAGCATACTCTCTGCTCTCTGCTTCCAACCAAACGTCGATGACCTTACCCAATCTAAGTTTCTTGATATTGAGTTCAGACAATCGCTTACAGGCGTCTCTCACAGCATTACCTGGGGAGTCATCAACCTGTGATCGTAGTCGGACAAATACTAATGCTTTAAATTTCATCTAGGTGTGTTTGTCATGTGGTCACTATTTTGGTCATTGAGTTTAAATTCAACTCTGTCTAGTTCTAGAATTTGCTTGACGTGATACTGACGCCAGTCATCAAGGGCAAGCAAGAAGCCAGCAACTAGATTGTCACTAAATTCTGGTGAGTCATGTTGAACATCTGCAATCAAATCAGCAAATTGTTCTGCATAGAATTCTTTTGATCCGTATTCGTATGACATTCTTGGTTAGTTTTACCTGTAGACACTATACAATAAAAAACCACCCCGTGTCAAGGAGTGGTGGTCGGTTTAGGAGGTGGTCAAGAATTTGTCCTCAATCTGGCATAATCAAAAACTTTCTGAGGAATATTAATTCCTAATGATTCTTCAAATCCTTTGAATCCTGGTGAGGAGTTTGCTTCACAGATTCGGTATCCATCACTGTGAAATAATAAATCAACACCAGCAATATCAAGATCAAGAGCTTTTGCAACTTGAATACTAAGCATTTCCATTTCGTCGTCAACATCATATGCTTCCCCTTG